TGCACTATTTATTGTTCTTAATGCTGTAAAAATATCATTTATACCTGCACGTACCGCAGCACCAGTTCCATTAGCTACATTAAAATTATTATTTGTTTCTTTAGTTGTACTATTAACTCTTGCCATTTCTAGTATATTTTATTTTATTTTATCATCCCTTACCAAATCCGACAGCCTGATAAGTAAAATTTCTATCAATCGAAGCATTTGATGAATTTTTAAAATGTACAGTAAATCCTGTACCACTAATATTAGACAATTCAAAGAAATCGCCACTAGCCATATTCTGTGCTGTTATTCCAACTGAAGGTAAATTTGAATTAACACCGCCTATAGCAGAAGTGCCTGTAAAAAAAGGATTTGTAAAAGATACAGCCTTAGATCCAGCACCAGATGCTATTGATGTCGTACTTTGTTCAGTTCTTCTTTGAAATGATGCTGTATATCCTAGTTGAGTTACTCTTATATCTTGGTCAGGGTCATCACTTGTTAAATTTACTTTAAATTTAAAACCTCTTCCTTTATATGTACCATTAGCAAATGTTTGAAACGCTGTATAAGTAGGTGATCCAGATGATGGATTATCTTGTGTAACAGCTACTAACATTTCTGCATTTACTTTTGTAGCTGTAGCTCCATCAAAATCAACCCTCGCATCTATATCTGAAATCGCATCAAATAAATCTGAAGGAAAAAATGCTTCAGTAAGGAAATGACGTTTTAAATCAAGACTAAATACAGAACCTAAATCTAAAAAAGATGTACCTGCTGCACCACCAAATTCATATGTACCTAGTGAAGCAATGCCACCAGTATCGTCTAAAGATGAAACTGCATCAAAATCAGTAATATCATCAAATTGACCTACACCAGATAAATTTAATGAATTTGTTAAAGCATCGAATGATACACTAGTTTTTGTCCCTTGAAACTTAGGTGTGTCTAAATCTTCCCTCCTTGTTAGTGCAATTAGTGGTGCAAGATTATCTGGTAAATCTAAAATAACACTTGTTTCGCCAGCACTAAATCTACCGCCATCATCTTGGAATTTTAAAATATATTCACCCTCAAGATAAGGAACCTCCGCAGTTGTAGTATTACCTGCTAGTGCTTCAATTAAATCAGTAGCATTTGAAAAAGTACCAGTACCATCAGTTTTAGTACTATGCCTTACATAAACACGTCCACCATGTGTTACATCTATATCTGTTGACAAATTCCATCTTAATCTTACTAATTTATCGCTTATAGGTTCTGCTGTTAAACCTGACACATCAGCAGGTAAAGCAGTTTTTCCTACAGCAGTAAATGAAAATGTTTGTGGTTCTGCTGATGCTTCTTGTGCTGCATTAATACTAAATAATCTAAAATCATAAACACCCTGTAAAGAATCTAAAATACTTATTTCATTATTAACTGTTCTTACAGTACTAAAATTTCCGTCATCTTTTCTAAATTGCAATTCATATGCTATAGCTCTAGGTTCTGCATTAAAAGTAATATTTAATCTAGTTCTTGCTCTAGTACCTTCTACAAAAAATTCTTCTGTTACTTGTGGATTTGATGGTGAATTTATAGGTTCATTTAATATTGTTATATTTCTTACTGGCAAAGCAGAACCATCTTCTATAAATGCAAATTTTCCTGAGTTATAGGATGTTGCTGTAATTTTATATACATCTTTTTCTTCAGATACACTAACTACACGCCATTGTGATGTTCGTAAAGTTGTATTTTGCAAGATCCAAACACTATTAGGATTTGGTTGTGTAGAAAAACCATCTGATACTGAAATTACTGCACCATTTATACTAGAAACATTTTTTGTTTCAACAGTTCCATCTGGCATTACAACACTTAAAGTAGGACTATTTGTAGCATCTAAATCTGTAGCTGATGTATTATCAACAGTAACAGTAGTAGTTGATGCGGAACTAATACGTCCACCTCTTCTTACCCCTGCCCTTACTGGATCGCTTACCTCTATAACTTGTCCTGGTCTTACAATTACACCTTCTGCAATACCAGTAGCAAAATTTATAGTTTCAGTAGAATTTTGTTCTTCAAATAATATAAATCTTCCTAATCTTCTAGCCTGATTTCTTGAGCTACACCCGAAACCTGTTACTTTTTTTTGAATTACGCCATACTTATTTTTTGCATTTGTATCTTCTACAGTTTCAAAATTTAATTCTTGATTTTCCATATCAAAGTAAGATACAGATACAACATTTGACCTAGTTTTTAAACTTGATCCAGAATATACAAAACCATCACTAGTTACATTAGATAAGTTAAATAAGTATGAAGGATCTGTGGGTCTATCTTGCGTAATAGTAAGAGAGCCAGCACCCCAAAATGACATACCCCGCATAACAGAACTTAAAGCCATTATGGTTTCATATGCATCCTCTCTTTTTTGTAAAACTGTATTTATTGAAAAACGTGGCTCTTGTCCACCATCACCATCATCTACTAGTTCAGAGCAATACACAGAAGCACTATAAAAAGCATATTTATCTAACTGTGCTTCAGTAATATGATCTCCTAACCCAAAACGTGTTTCTGTAAGTAAATTAAAAAGTACCCAACTTGGGTCACTTGTCCAATGTTTTGTTGTAGTAAGAGTTCCATTAAAAGTACCTGTATAAACTAATCTTCCATTTGTTTGGTCTACAGTTGCATTATGAGGTATTTTAATTTTAACACCACGTATTTTGTACATCCTTCTTGGTATACGTGGAAATTGCTGTGCATCGAAACGTAAATAAAGATGTGCTATATCAGGATATGGCCTTTGCTCATCAATTATTTTGGTAAAAGATGTCCATGAAAATGTATTAGTTCTTGAAGTCGTACTATTATCAGGTGAACTTCTACCTACTGTTAGTTGTATAGGAAAAGATGTATTTTCTCTTAAATTAATTTTATAATCTCTACTATATGCATTTCTAGATTTTCCTCTAGTACGTAATTCTGGATTTGTTGTCTCATTAAAGGTAGTTGTCGTACCATCGTTTTCTGTAATAACTATAAATATTGCAGCAGTACTTCCTAAATTCTCACCATCTTCTGGATTTATAAATATTAAAGAATCAAAACGTATTGTTATTCTTATAGCATCAATATCAGATTGCGTTATTGTTCTAGTTGCGGATTGTGCATTTGTAATTGCTACACCTACTGATTCTTCAGTTTCAATTTCACTAATAGCTTTTATTGAAGTTTGGTTTGCTGTGCCAAAGCGTGGTTCAAATCTAATTCTTTGAAAATTAAAATCAGAATCTAATATATTATTTGGATTTGCACTTGCTCTAACAACAGGTGTTTTTCCTAAATAAACATCCATTAAAGCAGCCCTGTTATAAGCATCAGTACCTTTTGTTAAACCTGCTGCTGATGGAAAACCCTCTATTTCACCTTCTGAAATTGCTTCAATTATATTTACTGCTTGTTTACTTTCTACTGCATCACCATTTCTTAAAGAGTTTATTAAACCCATTAAACCTGTTGTAGCATCTGGATCAGCACCACCATCAGTAGTAATACTTCCACCACCAAAAATCATAATGTTCCCCTATAAAATGTCCTCTGTGTCTATACCAGCAGACACAACTAATGAACCTGTAAAAATTTCACCATAAATTACTGGTATAGCTGTACCTGCTCTACTTGTATTTTGTACTCCACTAAATGAAAAGTTGCGTTGTTGTGGGTCATCAGAAACGCCAGGTGGTTTAGGTGTTGGACTTATCATTTCAGAAACACCACTTAATGCAAGAAATATACCAACATTTCCAGCAAATCCTAATAACCCTGTACCACCTGCTAAACCAATAGCACCAACACCACCAGTTGCTACTACTAAACCTACAATAGCTATACCTGCTACTAATTTTAATGCACCTTCAGCACCAGTAACTACTGGCACTATTTTTATTTCTTGTGTTCCAACAGGTATTTCTATTTCATTTTCATTGATACTATAATTACCAACTTTTATGCAATAATTTTGCTTTAACATATGTGTTTCTAGTTTTGAAAAATTAGCTATTAAAAATTTAAATGCATCTAATGGTGATTTTATTTCAGCATAAAATGTACGTTGACCTAAAAAACGTGCTAATTTTCCGTATACTTTAATTTTACTTAGCATAACGATAAGCCTTCTTTGTCCATTGTATATATTTTTGATCATAAGTTTCTCTACAACTGAGCTTTTTTATACAATGTTGAAGTATAGTTTGCTGACCAATATATAGTGCTACATGATTTAGTATTCCTGTATTAGTTGTATCCATTAATAAAACATCACCTTCTTCTAGATTAACTGTAGTTTCTAATTGTACAAAACCTGTTAATGGTAAACCATGTTCAAATAATGGTTTTTTACTAAAATCTTTTGGACTTTTTGGCCTATCCCAATGTCTAAGGTTTATGCCTTTTTTTTCTTTATACCAATCATTTATTAAAGTCCAACAATCTTGTATACCCCAAACCCATTCTCTACCAATTAACCCTTTTTTATATCCTGATGGCTCATAATATGACCAGTTTTCTGTTTCTGGTGTAACTATATAAAAAGGTAAATCTAAATACTCACAACTTGCTAGATCAGCATCACTAGCAGTAGAAGAATGATTTGGATGAGAATGAACAACTGCAATAATTTCTGCTTTATCCTCGATAACTATCCAATCATCAGGATCAATAATAAATTGATCTCCTTTGTCTTGAGCAATATTATTACAAGGAAAATATTGTTCCTTACCTTCATAAACAGCAACTAAACCACAGGCTTCATGTGGTGCATCTTTTTTTGCGTGTTCTAATGCTTGATACTTCCAACTCATCCTAAAAAAGCTCCAATACCAGGAAATATTGCCCTTGTAGCTATTCTTTTTGGTAGTTTTACATTTATTAAATCTAATGCACTTTGAGCTTCCCATGTAACAAAATCTCTATTTTCAGTAACTTTTCTATCTAAAAAATATATTTCTTTTGGAAATTCTGCTGTGGGATCAGGTGTACCATATGGATTAGTGTTACCTGTAAAATTAACTGCATCTAAAAATTGTGCTAGTGTTCTAATTCTTGTAAATTTAGCACCATTTAAATCATTACCTGCTGTTGTTGTATTCACATCTTGCAATATTGACGTTATTGTACCAAGAATATTACTTATAGTTATTGTTGGTCTTGGTAAAGTCCCAGATGATCCAAATTCAAAACCACTACATTCTATAGGAAATCTTAAATACGTATTACCAGCCCATACAACCTCTCCATTTGCGTTCATATTTGCACCATTATGAAAACGATATGTAGTATTAGAACCATGCAATGAAGTAATTAATTCAATACTAAAAAGCTCAATAATTGAGGTAGGATTTATTGATTGAAGTTCAGATACAGGTATAGCCATTAGGGTTCAAATACTTCTATAAATGTTGCCGAAAGATTTGCCCTATTGGGTACATTAAGTGTTTTGTTCCAACTTCTACATATGTATTTTATTGCTGCTGGTTCACCAGGTGGTGTGTAATCAAAACTTTCTACACCTGCCCTTGCATCTAAAAATGCCTCAAAAACATCTGATTCTGCTTCAGTTATATTTTTCCAATTAAATGTCCATGTCTTAGGATTTTGATTTAATCCAAATGCTGTACGTTGTTGATACCCATCACCAAACTGTGTAACACGTACATTAGGGTTACTAGCTTTTGATGCTGGATATGAAGGTTCTGGTGTTGCTGGAAAAGTTGCCATTATGCTGTACCTGCTAATAAACCACCTGGTCTTTGCTGTTTTAATATTTCACCTTGTACCGCACTTGCTATAAGTTGTCCTAGTTGTCTACCACTAGCTTCATCACCTTCTACATTTGAACCTGATGCGTCAACATTAACAACAACATTAGTAGAACCGCCACCAGATACTTCAACTCCTAAATTACCTGATCTACCACGTTTTAAAGGTAAAATTGCTTCTGGCGAGCCAGCT